GTTGGGTGGTTTATAATGATTGGACAGAACAAGTAAAAGAATTTCCTTTATTCCAACAACACATTGAGTATGACGCTCAACAAGTGATTACAAAAGGTGGTTTCTCTGCAACAATCAAACCAAGTTTTAACTACTCATTACGTGAGGATGCGATTGGGGATATGTTTGTGAACTTACGTTTAGATATTACAGAAATACAACAAGGGTGGTTAAAAAACGCAATCGTATCATCTGTAAATGATGTTGCAAACCGTTGGGAAGTGGACGCAATCTTTAATAAACGAGAAGAGTTTGAGGCTGCAATCATTGTAGAATGTAATAAAAGAGTTTCTAAATGGTTCACAGTGTCTCAGTTACGCACAAACATAGTTCCACCAGCATCACTTCAAAAGGCGATTGAAGGTAAGACACAGGCGGTACAGGAAGCTCAAGCTGCACAACAAAGAACATTAGTAGCACAGGCTGAGGCGTTAGAGAAGATTGCAATCGCAAGAGGTGATTCTGCAAAAACTATCATTAATGCAAATGCTGCGGCACTATCAATGAAAATTAAACAAAAAGAATTGACACCATTATATGTTGAGTTCGTTAAGGCATCCGCTTGGGATGGTAAATTACCAACAACCGTGGCAGGTAGTTCTGGAACATTCTTAAATATTAAACAATAGTCTCTTAGTAAAATTAAATCCTCACTTTAACAGAGTGGGGATTTGTTTTTTTAAATACGTTTTATTATATTTGTGATATGAAAGGAAAATTACATAAAATGGAATCTGGTTATATTCTATCTTTGAATGGGGATATTGATGATCCATACGCTATTGTGAATAAAGAACTTGCGGAAGATTATGAGTGGTATAAACTATCACTTAAAAACTGTCAAGCAATTGAACAAGATAGCCCTCTTCAAGAATATGTATTGGAAGTGAATGGAGAAGGATGGGATGACCATTTGTATAGAGGTAGTAGAAAACAAACTGAATGGGATGTTGACATAGTTGAAGAATGTTTAGATAAGAATTGTGATGGTGTAAATAAAAAAGGTGATTGTATTACTACAGGTATACCAAAATTGGATGAAGAGGGTTGTTTAATATTAAAAAAATTATAAAAATGGAAAAAAGAAGTACACACTACGGAGATGTAACAAAATGGATTGAAAAGGTAATTGACTCTTGTGAGACACAAATCCATTTATCCACCGCACAAAGATTAGTTCGTAATTTTAGAAGTCGGTTAATGAAAAATAGTCCAGACAAGTATTGGAATAATTATCTTTATGATGTTATTTGGCCACTTGAAAATAAAATACACAGTAAAAGACGTGATTTATTAGATAACCGATTAAATGGAAAATAAAAAATACCCAATAGGTGGATTCGCACCTGGAAATTATATGTGTAAGTGTATTACTTGCAAACACGATTTTTTTGGAGATAAAAGGGCTGTTCAGTGTGAAACTTGTGCCGTCGAAATGGTTACTGTTAAAATTGTTGAAACCGAAAAAGGTGGTGTTGAAATACAACCCGATTATTTACAAGGTTTTATAGATCAGTTTGGTGATGGACCTCTTGGTGAATTGAATCCTGATGATTGGGACGCACTTGAATTTTTAATGTGGTTAAAACTTAATAATTACAAAATAATAAAAAATGATAACAAACGAAGAAGCTGAAATAGTAAGATTAAGAGGGTACCTTGAAGGATTAAACTATAGGTATAACTCTCTTGTTGGTATAAGTAAAAATCCACTTTATAAATCTGATTTGAAAGAAGAGATAGAAAAAGTATTAACTGAGATAAAAAAAACAAAAGATGAATTACAACAACTTCAATAAGATGTTCGATAAGAACAAGATGAAAGAAATGGAAAAGATGTTAACAGGGTTCCCAAAAATGACACCAAACCAAAACCCATTTGATTTTAGTAAAATTAAAAAGTTACTAATATGGGTATCATTATCATTATTTGTTTTTGGATTTGTTATTGGATTATTAATAGGGTTATTATTTTAAAAAAATGATAAATAATTTAGTTATATGATAAAAATAGAATCAGAATTCGTGTCCTATCAAATTGCTTTAAGAATGAAGCAACTTGGATTTAATGAAAACTGTTATAGAGTCGGTAACCCAAACGGAGCAATTTGTTGGAGATTTATGGATGTTGCTGGAGTTGAAGGTGTTGGGATAGATGATATTTTACAAGTATATTTTGATGAAAGATGGGTGGAAATTCCAACTTTTTCACAAGCATTTAGATGGTTAATACCTCAAATTGATGATGAATATAAAGTTTGTTTAGGTGAAAATGGATGGTATATCTATAATTTAGAGAATCAAGTTTATGAAGGAAATAATGGACTTGAAAAGTTAATTGAGATTGTGGAATTTAAATTAAAAATAAAATAATATACATATGAAAAATAAACTTATAAAATGGTTCGAACTAAACTGGAGTTGGTTGTTTGTAAATGGAAGAAAACAAGATGCTTGGGCTGAACATTTAAGAAAAAAATATGGTGATACCGATACTGATACCAATAAACAAAAAAAGATTATTGTTAGTTATCCACCAAAATGTTTGGTTTGTGAATTAGAAATGGATTCATTAAGAATTAATCGTCCTTTTTGTGATGAATGTCTGGGAACTTTAAAAGAATTAATAGATAAAAAAAAGAAAAAAAATGAAAAAAGAAAAAGTAATTGAGGTGAATTTAGGGGTTGGGATGAATATGTTTTTTCCTGAAACAGTAAAGATCGTTATTGAAGACGATACAGATGATGAAACAACTAAAAAACCAACTAAAGTTAAATCGGAAATAGAAATAGAAAAGGAGTAGTAAACGATTAAAGATTATGAGAAAAATTTATATATTTTTTTGGTGGTTATGGAATTATCCTGAAATAGTTTGGATGAAAATTAAATCAAAATTTAAAAGATGAAAGTATACAGAATAATTAAGTTAATGCACCATAGTGGTGAAAAAGGTATTGAGTTCGTAATTGAAAGACGCAAAGGGATATTCTTTAAATCATGGAAAGAGGTTTTTAATATTGAAGATGGTAGTCATAAACGTATACCACATCACACATATGAAGATGCTGAAGTATATCTATTAGAAAACTACACAAAACAAGGTATTGGAAGTTTGGTTACAAAATCAGGTAATGTTTATTATGTTGAAAGATATAATATGTGCACGATGTAAATTGAAATAAAGATGACAAATAAAATGAAAGAGTTTCTTGATAAAGTGGATAAAATTTGTTATGAATATCGTTATGAAATAAAACCCACCCATCCTGTTCCAGATGATGAATATCCCACTTTAACAATTATAGGTGATGGTGAAACGGTAAAGTTAATATACCTTGACGGAGAGGGAATTGGTATTAAATAACAAAGCAAAGATGAAGATGGGTTACACAATTAAACATATTGGGGAAGGTAAATTTGAGGCAACAATCCACGAAACCGAAGAAGTTAAAGAGTGTGGTGAAAACATTCAAGGAATGATCAGGTATACATATTTTGAAGATTATTCATTACCACCAATTGGGTGGGAAGTAACGCAAAAACAATTACTTGAAGATTACCAACCAAAAGTTATGAAAGATATTCTGGATGGAAAAATTAAACCAGGAAAACACGAATTTTAATGAAATAAATATGAAAAACATTAAAGAACTAACAGAAGACGAAGCAAAAGATATTTTAAAATTTGTCTATCCAAATGAGAAATATTATTGGTTTAAGAAACTATCATTTGAACCGGTGATTACTGAAAATGGTAAACAACAAATAACATTTGGTGGCCGTTCAATTATAGGCATTGAGTTTCACGATGGTCAGGACAATTGCATATTACATTTTGATAATTCCAAAGTGGTTTTATGGTTACATAAGAATGGTTATGATATTACAGAATTACTTGAAACAAATTCTTACCTTAGCCAAATGGAAAAAGATTTTGAAAACTTCGCATTTGCAATTGAATGGATTTCAAAAGGTGAAGAAGGATTTAAAGATGGTTTTAAACAAAATTGGACATTGGAATATGTTACAAAAAAATGTAGAGAATTATTAGACAAATACTATTATAAAGATTATGAGTGAACAAATTAAAATAGAACTTTCATTTACTATGGAAGAAATGGAGAACTTCCTTTTATATAACTACCCAACAAATTATCACTGGAAAGATAGGGTTAAAAAAGATGTAATGGTGTGGGGTAATGATAATGTTGTTGAAGACATAAAAGAAGAATTTGTTAAGTGCTTCAAGGAAACATTATTGAGTCAAAGACTTAATTCAAGACCATCAATATACAAATAAAATAAAAGATGAATAAAGAAACAAAATTTAAAGTGGGA